TCCTCTTGATAGACGAATTCGGCGACGAGTCGTTCATATGAGCGACTATATTCAAGGAATCCACCGATGATGATGCCAATGGACAAGCCAAGACCGAGAGCGAGCAAGAAGATTGGAAGCAACATTTATTTTCCCCCTTGGGACTTGTCGAGTGTATTTCGGAAATTGTGCCAATCTTTGACTGCGAAGAATTCGTCATTCTTGTTCATGGCATCTTCAATCAAGACGATGAGGAAGAAGACGGAGAGAACCACGAAGATTCCACCAATGATGAGGAGTGACATTTATGCACCGACCTTCTCGCGAAGCGTGATGAGTTCCAATTTCCATTCGCGGATGTTTGAGTTGATTGCGAAGATAAGTTGGCGATTTGCCTTGAGATTATTGGCTAGTGTGCGCTGCGCGTAAGCCTTTGAGAGCATCTGTTCAAGCTCTTCAATTCGTGTTGCTGTTGTCATTTCTGACTCCTTGCCTTGGCGCTGAACCCCTAGTTCAGCTCGTTGGTATAAAGATAGACCCATTTCCCCCTTGGCTGTCAAGATGGCGCAAGTGTCGCGAATATTTTTTTTGTGTCGCAATGGCGAAAGACCCCCCACCAGAGTGATCTGATGAGGGGTCTTTCTTCTATGCCAGCGAGCGCATGGCGAGGGATGTATGCGCTACAAGCCAGCAAAGGCGCGTTCTATGCCTTCTCTGAGGCTGATTTGGGGTTTGTAGAAGGTCTCCATATAGATTGGGTCGCCCACACGGTAGAAGACCCCTACAGGCTCGGATTCGAGGTGTTCAATCTTTGGCTCATAGCCAGCGACCTCGGCAACCAAGCGAGCCAAGTCATTGAAGGAGGTCGGGATTCCTGTGCAGAGATTGGCGACTTCGATTCCTGCCTCACAACCTGCCAGCGCCCCATTGACCACATCATCGATGTGGATGAAGTCGCGAATCTGATTTCCATCTCCCCAAATCTGGAAAGGGTCAGCCTTGCGCTTGCCTCGGTCGATGAAGGATGGGAATGGATAATCAAGTGCTTGGTCTGATCCATAGCCCGAGAATGGTCGGAAGATGTGAACCTCGATGCCAGCCTTGCGAGCAAATCCTGCCAGCATCTCACCCGTCAGCTTCGACCAGCCGTAAGTGAAATCAGGATTCGAGATGCAATCTAGATTGATGTCATCTTCCTGCAAGTGAAAGCATTCTTCTTTGGTCTGCAATTTGATGGGATAGGCAGCAGAGGATGAGAAGTAAGTGATGCACCCCGGCTTGGTTCGCATTGCCCACGAGAAGAGAGCTGCATCGATTTCCAAATCTACGGCGAGCGCCAGAGGTTCGCCTTCAATCATCTTGCGACCTCCGACAACTGCTGCAAGGTGAATGACCTTGTCAAAGTGTTCATTGTTGGTGCGGAAGAAGTCTCTGGCATCTGTGCCATTCAAGATGTCGATGCCATGCAGTTCGTGACCTTGCGCTTTCAGCTTGTTCCAGAAGTGTCTGCCAACGAAGCCTTCGTTGCCTGTGATGAGAATTTTCACTCGCCCCTCAATTCTGTAAGGAGTTGAATATATGCTGGACTTGCAAGATAGGCATTCATCGCCTCAAAATCGGCTGAATAGACCTCTTGCGCGTTCACCGCAAGGTAACCCTCATCCCACTCGGCCTTGCCAGCGACCGGGTGCAGATGCTCCACAATCACCTCTGGCATATAGCGAAGAGCGCCAAGGTCTTGCCCGAGCTTCATCCAGAAGTTGTCGAGGTAGAGGTGAATCATTCCTTGCGGAACCATTCCCCCAAGTGCCTTGACAATGTCACCTGTCATGGCGATTGCCGTTGGCAAGTTCTCGCCTTGGAATAAGTCATTGCCATAGACCAAGCCTGTGCCGAGTTCATCGAGAGCGTTCAAGAAGTGAACATCCCAATTCATCGTTCGTGGGCGGTGGTCATCGCCAATGAATGCGAAGTGGCGGTATTTGTCTTTCATCAAGTTGGCGGTGAAGTTCAATGGCTTTGCCATTCCCTTGCCATCCTTCTTGACGATGAAGATGTCTGCCCCGGTGTCGAGGTAGGCATCAAGAGTTGGATCGTCATCATCTACAACAACGAGCAAATCAGATTCGGTCTTGGTCTCATCGAATGACTTGAGCAATTCCTTGATGGAGTCGGGTCTTCCCCGAGATGGCACGATTACGACGAGATTTCTCATTCGCTCACCAAGATTCCGAGAACATCTTTGCTGGTCAGGATGATGAGAGCCTTGCCCTCAACTGTGACCTCGGTTGCGCCGTACTTGGAGAAGAGGACTGTGTCTCCGACCTTCACATCCATCGGGATGCGAATGCCGTTCTCGTAGCGACCAGCACCGACGGCGATGACAATGCCCTCTTGTGGCTTCTGTTGTGCCTGATCGGGAATGATGAGACCCGAGACTGTGACTTCCTCTGCTTGCTTTTGCTGGATGACGATGCGGTCATCGATTGGTTGGATTGGCATTGCTTTCCCCCTGTGGATTGACGATTTCCCCTGCGATTGCTAAATAGGCAGCACCATCGATGAATGAATCATCGAGTGGATTGTGAGCAAGGCGAGCAAGTTTCAGCCCTGCCATGCACAATGCGACTTGATATGGCTCGACTGGAATGCCAAGAACGACCGACCAGATGGTCGCAATTCTTTGATGATTCTCCCTCGGGTCGCCATTTTGTTCATTGCGATCGCCCATTGTCAGGTCAATCGCGGTCTGAAGTATTTCCTCGCGATGCATTGATTTCCCCCATTTGTTCGACTGGTTTGAGCTGAAATGGCTCGAGTTGGTAATTGTTCACTTCTCTTCCGACAACACCTGTCATCTTCGGAGTCAATCCCTCGACAACTCCGACTTCACACCATCCTCTGAATTTGACAGAAGGTGTCTCCGATTCAATGTCGGTGACTGAACACCAGAATATGAAGTCGGCTTTCCTTTTGATGGAACTATACTGCGAAACTGAGACAGAGCGACCCCATTCATCCCAGAACTTATCATTCCAAGTCTTGACCTCGATGCGCCCGATATTGGTCAGGATGTCGCATTCTTTGTCTTTCGTTGGATCGCTGAAGTTTGGAACAGGCTCGAATCCATTGTCACGAAACCAGATGAATGCAGCGAACTCGCCGAGATGACCAACCAGATGGGAATTCTCGGTGTTGCGGTAATGACCGCGCACATTCTTGAATTGCTGGAAGGTCTTCTCGGCGAGAAGGGAAGCTGCTTGCTTTGTTTCAGGGTTGAGGATAAGCCCCTGAATTGGTTTCAAGGTTTATCCTTGCGCTTTCTGCTTGAGCTTGTCATATCCTGCTTTGATGACAGGAGCGAAGGTTGCAATTCCAGCAGCCTTTGCAATGTCTGCAATGTTGTGAGTGCCTGAATGGGCATACTCGACGACAATCGCAACCACGAATGCTGATGCATAATGCTCAACAAGTGCCTTGGTCTTTTCTGTGAGTTTCATTACCATTTCCTTACTTGATAGTTGGATAGGAAGGTCGTGCAATTCCTGCAATGGTCTTGCCGAAGTAGCGCTTGCGACGATAGACACCGCCACCATTCTGCTGACTTCCTGTTGCTCCTTCTGGACTTGTGTTGCCCTCGATGGTGATGAGGTAGGTGAGATGATTCTCTGCAACGATGCCGACATGATCGGCAACGCCATCTTCAGCCCAATCGAAGAAGACGATGTCCCCGGGCTGAGACTTGCTTGGGTCAATCATTTGATTCTTGTGCTTGAAGTAGTTGAGACCTGTTGGGCAATAGATGAATCCTGCTGGATTCTCTGCTGCAATCAGCGAGGAAGCATTGTTCTGGTCAAAGCACCAGGAGACGAAGCAAGCGCACCAGCTCGCGCCTTGGTCATTCTTGCCAGTCTTCTGCTTCCACCAATCCCAATACTTTGTGATATTTCCTGACTTGCCATCTGCCCCACCTTGCTCGACATAGCCAATCTGTGAGGTTGCGGTGGCGACAACTGATGCTGCTGTCATGGCTTCTCCTTTGTGAGATGAAGGTGAATCTCTTCAATCAATTTGTGTGTCTGACCATCAAGATGCAAATCCTTCTCGATGATGTCTCGGTCTTTGGCTCCGCTTCGATTGGTCGCATTGAGAATCAATCCTGAGAGAAGGATGGATTCCAATGAGACTGTCAAGGTCAGCAAGCCGAAAGGGAAAGGTTCAATCGAGAAGGCAATCCAGAATCCCCACCATGCGAGATGGAAGAAGAAGAACCATTGCGATCCGAATGCCTCTGCTGCCCAATCGGAGATTCGATGAAACAGTTTCAATGTTCTCTCCTTATTGGTATATGAGGCGTTCGGCAAGGTCTCCTGGTGTCACCAGATCGCAAGCCTTTGGTGATAGTTCAACGCCAGCCTTGTGATAGGACTCTGCGACGAGTTCGGAACAGATGTAGGAATTGGTTTGGGCGAGTTTCATCATCAGCCGAGTTCTTGCCAGCATCTTGAGGCCGACAACTCGAAGCAGGATGTTCCCGATGAGAATGAAATTGTAAGGTTTGCCGAACTGAATTCGGGCATAAGACACGATGAAATCGCGCTGAGATGGCGTGATGTCTTCGTGTCGATTCCAGGCAATCTTGGGATATTTGGAGAGAGGAGAGAATTCCACGCCTTTGGGATTGGCCTCGATGATGAGGGAATTTCCAGCATAGATGAAGGCGTGATTCCAGCGAGATACTGTAAAGAGCTGAATCAGGCGAGCGATGATGCCGTTGGTCTTTACGACCCCATAATCACCCTTCTGGGGAATGTAGTCGCTCATTTGCTTGCCCGAACTTTCCTCGCCTTGAGCAGTTCAACATCAATCTTGATTTCTTGTTGATTTTCCAGCAAGGAATCAACTTTGTTCACGAGACCAGTTTTCCCTTCGTTGTAAAGGGTATAAATAATGCGATCCAACTTGTCGCCCATGTCTTCGGTGTGCTTTGCGATGTAATGCTTGGCGATGTAGCCAAGACCTGCGAACGCCGCAACGAATACGAAGAAATATGAATAAACGATTGTCGCCGTGTCGGATGTCATTTCGTCACAACCATGACTGAAACTGTTGTCGTTCCCGATCCTGTGACTGCATAGATGCTGGTCTCATGTGTCTCAAAGACCAATTTGTCTCCATTGTCCACGATGTAACCCGTTGAAGATGTGACTGTTGAGTCTCCAAGATAAAGAGTTCCCGAAGCGGTGTGCAGGTGAACTGTTGTCGCTCCGTCGCCCAAGTAAATTATTGAAGGCGTTGTCGTGATTGTGTATTGAGCTGTCAAGATTGCCAATTGAATCTCCTAGGGAATGAGAAGGTCGGGAATTTACGCAGAAGGAGCAGAATCCGGGGCTGTGAACTCATCTTTGATTGGATCGTATTTCATTCCAATTCCAGCGAAGGAACCTCGGAAGTTTCCATTGTAGGAAGTCTGCTTCCAATCTGTGTTATCGCCAAAGAGCGATTTGCAGAA